AGTCTAATAAAGTAATTATTGCTCTTGAAATTTCGTGTTCTGTTTGTGTGCTTTCCCAAAGATTGAGAAAAGGTAAAGTACCGTAATCTGTTATTCTAGCGTATTGTCTTTGAGGTGCGTTAGATAATGCGCTTGTAATAGCTGAACCAGCAGTCGAATTCGGTGTAAACGCTGTCATATCATAACCATAATTACCGTATTGTAAAGTTAAAACATCATCATATTGTATCACTCCATCGATTATTGTATAAACAGCTGATGGGGTTGGGTCGGTGCTTTGTGTAACTACACTTCCTGTGCCTGTTGCTGAATCAGCATATTCTACATAAAAATCAATAGCCACAAAATTAACATTGTTCTCGCTTAAAGACCATTTGTTTACAAGATGTAAAGGAAATATAATGTCTCCAGCATATCTCGTTTTGTATTCTGGTCTACTTGTTGTAAATTTGAATTGCGGCTCAAAGTCTGGGCTAACTTGGTTTTCTAATACAGAGCTAAGGTCAAAAATTCCTTTACCTTTGTTATTAGGTGTTGTTTTAAAAGTTCCAACAGATGTCATTCCAATTGCTGAACCTGATGGAGATACTTCTTTTCCAACTCTAACTTTAGCTACATATTTTACTCTAAATTTATTTGCTACAATAGGGTCGTCTGCTACTGTAAAAATGAAGTCTTGCCCTACGGCTAATTCGTTGTATAGTGGTCTTTGTTCTATGATTAATGCCATTGTATATATTTTAATAAAAGTCTGTCAGATAAGTCTGTATATCTAACTTCAACTCTTGTAACATTTCTTTTTTTAAGTTTCTGTATCCTATTCCTAAAGGTATTTGAAAAAAACTTAGGCTTTTTATTCCATCTCTTTTAATTTTTCTACCTATTAAAAAAGCGAGATTTGAAATGTATCTACCTGTATCCTTATCTCTACCCCTTCCAAGCCCTTTAGGTTTTATGCCTTTTCTTTTTATCCACCTTGACAATATATCTGGTGGCGGTTGTTTAGTTGTATATTTGTAGTCAGTTGTAACTGTCGAACCATTGTAATTTTGATACGTTTGTTTTTGCTTTGTACCTGAAACACCTTTATCTAAATAAGTTCCGTATGGTGCCATATAAAATTTTACACTAAAGCCATCTGCATCTGGTTCAACCTCAAATCTTATTGTATTTTCCAAATTAGTATTCCCTTTGGCATTGTTTAAAAGCTCACGCGATTCTTTTTTAACGTAATTACCAAATGATTGCAAATATCTTTCTAGGTTCGTAGTATCCACTATACAAGTCCTGCAAATATTTCTACTTGAACATCAGTTGTCGCTGAAGGTCTTACCTGTATGCTTGTAATATCTTCAAGTGTTCCAAAAGCTGGACTAGTGTCAGTTTCACCAATAGCCCCATTTTCTGCTTGGAATAAGATATGTGAACCGCCAGCTCTAACTGTAACTTGATAATTTGTGTTAGTTGTTACTAATGCTAATTTCATATCTTGGTCTTCGCTTAAATTTGTAATCCTTAAATATTTAAGGTTTTCTACATCTAAAGCTCCTGCCGAAGCGTGTGGAGTTGAAGCAAGCGTTGCTATTGTTGTTGTGTTAGAATGTGCGCAAGTTAAAATTCTTTCAAATACATCTACAATTCCTGTTGTAGTAAGAGTATTTGTTGAACCTCTCAATGCTCCATTCAATACTACCGATTCGTTAATCGTTGTTGTTAAATCTGCCATTTTTATTTTTTTATTAAGTCTATTATTTTATTAAGTTTATCTTTAACTTCTTGCATATTATCTGCGTTTTTTTCGTGATGTTTTTCAAATGTTTTCTTAACTTCTCTAACACTAAAGAAAAAGAATTGATACAAAGCATAAAAAGCACCCACCAACAATACAAGTGTAATTCCATAATTCTCTATCAATTCAAATACTTCTGTCATAAGTTAATAGTTATTTTGAAAAATCCAATTTTTATTTTATATTTTCCTATCTTAAATGTCATTACTTTCCTATTGGATTATCTGCAACAGGTATAAAACAAGATTGAAAATCGTTCTGAACAAGAATGCCAATATTAAATGTCCACCCTGTTAAAAGATTATCAAATCTATCTGTAAAAGGTTCTATTGTAAAATCTCCTTCTGTAAAATAAACAGCATCATCAATATCAAGCTCACCTGCACCCTGCCATTTACTATGTCGCATCATACTTATTATATCAACGCAAACTTGTAAACAGCTAGACAACACTTCTTGCTCATTACTTAAATTGTCTGCTGATTGTATGTTAGCTTCTGTCCAATCTTTTTTCTGACTTACTAAGTCCATAACAAATAACTGAAAATTGTAAGTTAAGGTGGATTGACCTGTCGTTACATTTACAGGATTAATATGAAATAAAGGAAACAATGTATTTTTTGACAAATCAATATCATATAAATCTCCTGTTGTCGTAGTGTGTATTTGCTTATGTTCTTCTCCTAATTGCTTAAGAGTGTCGATAGCGTTGTTGTATGTTTTATTATTTATCATTTCTTTGTACTGAATTACTTAAATTTAAATCCGTTTCATAACTTAACCAAGTTAGACAATCAAAAAGATTAAGTTTTGTAATACTTTCAAGGTTGCTAATATCTTGATTGCACAACCTATGCATTACGCCAAACCAACCCCACTTGCTGGCAAAGTCCTCATCTCTATTTGCCGTTTCACCCTCTTGACCTGAGCCATTAAAGACGATGGCAAAGTCCTCAATAATACCGTCCCTAAATGATAAAAAAAAACCAGCGCCTGTTGCACTTGTACTGATGACATTTTTTTCATTATCTCCGCCCTTATATTAATATCTCCATCATACGCTTCAATAGTATATGCTTCATTTTCTTTACTAATTACAGGTCTAAATAGTATCGCCATTATTTTAGGCATATTTTTTTCAATTCCTTGCTTTAAAAATGTTTCAATGTCAGCATATTCTCCTAATGTTAAAGAGCTAAGGTCTGGATGCATACCGTATTCAATTCCATCAATCTCAAAAACCTTTTTCAATTTTGATTTTGGAGATGCTTGTAGGTTAGATAAATGATTCATTAAATTAGCAACATCATTTATTCCTAAACTTTCAACTACATTTTTAGGCATATCCGACAAAGATGTTAAAGTTTCGACTGCTTCTGATGCTGAACCTTTTTCATTAAAGTTAATGAACTTCATCCATTTTTCTAATGTTACCTCATCCCAACTATCAATTAACGTATAGTTTTCTTCTTTCTTTTCCTTTTTAACTTTTATCTTCATAATATATAATAGAAATTTTGTTTTTTTAGTTTAAAGTGTGTATAATTGCATTCTATTCTTTTTGTGTTTGTAAACGGAGGGTGCTTGATTAATTTCATCACCCTCTTTTCTTATTGCACAAAATACTTGCCTGCATTAGGATTGTCAAGATGATATACAACAGCGTACCTAACAGCGTCAATAGAATGATTATAACTATCCACATATAACTTACTACCCTTATCAGCATAGACATAATTATTTAATTCTTTTGCTATATTAGTTGATTCTGGCGATACTATTAATTGATAATCTTGCATTCTTGTAATACCGCTTTCAACAGTTCCTTTTTTTACTGGCTTAATGTTTACGCCTAAATGTTTTAAATCTGCTATTAGTCTAGGTTCTGCACTATCAGCTATTATTAGTTTTTCACCTACCTTGCTTAGAACAATGTCAGCTAGTTCTTGCGACTTTAAGCCGTTTTTATATATATGTTCGTGTAAATATATCTTTTTATGTTTTTTATCAATAGCCACTTCTGTAAGTGCATCAGGGTCTACGCTAAAACCAAAGTCCATTCCGCAAGATGTTTGCAGTCCATTTGGATTAAATTCACCAAAAGTCCAATTCTCAAATACAACCCCTTCGGCTTTGTCTAACCACCCACCTAATATTTTGTGTGTGTATTTTTTTATATTAGTATGTTTTATAGTCTTAATACGCTCTAAGAAGCTCTGTGAGAGGTTTTCTATGTTGTCTAGGTATGTACTATGTATGTAGCATATATTGTCCTGTGTGCCGTTAAAACCAGCTTCTACGCCTTTGTCTTGAAAAAACCTACTGTATATCCAATGTTCTTTAGTAACTGGATTCAAAATGAGTATAATTCTATTTTGTGTGTCTTTTTCTCTAATACTCAAATCAATAGTGTCAAATATGTCTTCATCAATAAGCTCTTCTGCTTCATCTAGCACCCAGCAGCTAATACCTTGTAATGATTTTAAACTTGCAGTTTGATTTCCTGCTGATGTTTTTATACCCCTAAATAGTATATCTGAATTATTACTCATATTTAATACCTCGGCTTTGTTTATGCTAAATAAATTTTCAAAACCTAATAAACTTATTTTTTCTAAAAATTCTGGTATAATAGACAAATGAGCTGATACCATAGTGTATCTAGTGAAAAGAATCCTAATGCCTTTTGTCATAGTTAAAAGCGTAAGGAATACAGTAACCGCAAAAGATTTACCTGAACCCCTACCGCCTGTAATTATAAAGTATCTAGCATCAGAATTAAATAAAGAATTATATTTTTTATTCAGTATCAGTTTCGACAAATGTTATGACAGGCATATTTATCACCTTATCGCCTGATGTTATATCTAATCTATTTGTTTCATTCCACCCAAGTCTAGTCTTGGCGGCGTGTATTACAACTGAAGGTACTTTGTCTTTAACACATTCATAATATTTAGACTTTATAAAATCTTTTTGTATGTTTTCTATTTCTTGTACCTTTAGTGCAAAATCTTCATCTTCTTTAAGCCATTTATAAAAGTTAGTCCTTGATAGTCCAGTTGATTTCAATGCTGTCGTAATTACTCCTAGTGAGCTTTCTAATGCGCTTAGGATTCTCTCTTTGTTGATTTGTGTTCTATTTTGTTCCATTTTTTCTATGATTTTCTCTTAATATTTTTGGTACTGCATTATTCCATTTAACTCTATGATGTATTCTAAAATTTTTAGAACCCATTGTCTTTATTTTTACAGATGATGGATTATACATTACAGAAAAGAATGATTTTACATAAGTCCCATAGTCTAAATAAACATCTGTAAGTCCGCTTTTTTCTTGTTGGTGTGCAGTTTGAACTAACATTACATTAGTAATTGTCATAAATAATACGCCAATTGAGCCTAACCTAACATACGTAGTGCAATCTTCATTTAATCTTCCAACAAATTCAAATGGTCTTTCTGTAGAGCATAAAAAACTATTCATTGCTTTTCTTAATATCTTTATCTCTGCATTACTTCCATTTGCTCCACCTAAAAAGTCTCCACCTTGCGACATACATAATGTTGTAATAGGTGTTTGCTCATAAAAATTCACCATTACATTAAATATTTTATCTAAATTTTTTACTCTTGTTTTTTCAAAACTATATTTCTTATCTCTTTCTTTAAAATTATGATAAAACGCTGTATAGTCATCACACATAATGAAAAAGTATTTTAAACCTTTTTCTTTTGCTATTTCTTGTATTGTATTAGCCGAGAACAATGTACTACGCAAATCACCTGTATTGTCTCCTGTATCCATTTTTTTTGCTGCTTCCTGTTTATTAAATATTATAAGATTTTCTTTATACAATTTCTTATACTCAAATCTTTTTTCATCAGTATCATCAGCAACTAAAAATATTTTTCCAGTATAGCCTTGATTTCTTAAACTATTATAAGTCCAAGCTTTGTCTGGTCTTCCGTAGACCATTATAAATATTGCAAAATCACTCCTCATTTTTTTGTATTTCTTTTAAGTATTCAGTTAATTCTACAAAATTATGTTCTATAGCTTTATCTAAGTCTATTATAACTAAAGCAGATTCCTCCATAAGCTCTTGCACTTTTTTATCTGAATGCGCATAAAAGTCAGCTATTTTACTATAATTAAATACTGTATGCCTATATGCAGAGTATATCAAAAAAACCTCTTCTTGTCTGCTCAATTTTGCTGCTTGTATTCTCTCTATTAATTCATCAGTCTTACTAGTGTCGTATAGATTTTTTATATCTGGCTTATCATTTTTTGGTTCGTAAACAGGTGCCTTTATTGTTTTTGTATATAAGTCCTCGGCGTTTTCTTGAACATCATCCTCGTTTTGCCAAACATCTAACCCCCATTCGGCTAACTGTACACTATCCCATTCATTTGCTAACATATCCCATTCCCATTCTCCAAAACCTACATTGTCTTTAACTATAAATTCCTTTTTTTGTTCTTCAGTTAATCCTTCGGCAACTTCAATCCAAACTTCTTTTAGTCCTGCTTCTCTACTTGCTTTAAGTCTCATATTTCCACCAAGCACAATCATATCTTCATCAACTACAATTGGTCTTAACTTTAACATTTCTGGAAATTCTTTGATAGATTTAACTAGCTTTTTAAATTTATCATCCTTTATCAGTCTTGGGTTGTCTTTATTGGGTTTTATCGCGCTTAACTTAACTTGTTGTTTCATAGTATATAATAGAATTTGATTTTATTTATTTATATCAATAATTTAGACATCTTTTCATTATGCTGTTTTCCCTTCTTTTTTTTAACTCTTTTGATATTATATTACTTAATGTAGTATGGTTTACATTAAACATTTCTACCATTTCTTTGTTTCCATTTGTTTTAGGATTATTAAAGTAGTATTCTATAATGTCTTCAGCTAACTGTTGTGGTATTTTTTTCCCTCTCATTTAATCAAATGGTTCATTAACTCCTCGTTCTCCTAATAATTTTTCTTTTGCACCATCCCAAAGTTTATCACCTCTTTTCTTTTTACTTAATGATGCTTCAGTTCTTTTTAGACTTGGCATCCCTTCTGCTGGTTTGCTTGTCATATAATAACCACAATGGCACAATGCTTCTTTTGCAACCCATTTTCCTTCTTTGTAAATTAAGGTCGCTTTGCCTAACTCTTTTGTGTTGCCGCAATAATTACAAAAGTATAGTGTCATTTTCTTATGCCTGTTGGTGATAATGCTCCTGTTCTTGTTTTGCTTTGTAATTCTTCTAACTCAAAGTTTAAATGGTGTATTGCTTTTTTTAAATCTTGTACGCCACCATCTTTGTGCTTTCTTTTAGAACGCAATAAATAAGTAACAGCAGTTCCTATATTATAAGATAAATCAAAATTAGCTACTACATCTTTTGCCATATATCCGTTTTTGCCTTTGTAGTATTCAGGTATTTCGTTTGTCATTTTTTAAATTGTTTAAGTTGTTCTTTAAATTTCTTCTTTCTATTACTGATTCTACTTTAGCTAATATGTATAAATAAATAACTACAATAAATAAAGATAATAGTAATATTTTTATAGTCATAAGTCTGTGTATTTTTTATATATTTTTTTTATTCCATCAAAACAAGTTGATATGCAAGAGCCGCAATTTGTATGCGTACTATAATTTGTATTGTGTATAGTATTATATATTTCAATCATTTTTCCTTTTGCCGCTTGATTCTTTGCTCTTCCTGTTTTTAAATCTGGCCATAAATTTATCACTTCGTCTATCATATCTTGTGGTAAATCATTAGGCATTTCTGTTTCTGTTGTTTTATCCCAATATTTTTGTGGACAAGCCATTGGTGCTATCCTTGCCTTTATCTTCATAAAACATTTACAAACTTTACAACTCCCTGTCGGCTTAAAATAATATATGCATTTTTTACATATATCTATTCTGTCTTTATATATTTCAGCAGGAACAAAAAACTTATTCATTTAACTTTTCTTTTAACAATTCTCTCACTCTATCGATAGTTGTGAAAAGACTATTTCTACTAATTCCTGTTTTCTTTGCTAATGAATCTAGCGTATTGCCTTCGTAATAATAAAGCTCAAATACTTTCTTGTCATACCAAGTACAATATTCACCTAACGCCATATCTATTTTGTCTAATTTTTCAAACTTTATATTTGCTAAACTTTCTTCAGGAATATTATATATACTTTGATGAAAATTATTCTCTATCTTATTCCTTTGACTATAATTCGTTTTGTAAGTCATACCAACCAAATTCTTATAGTATTTTTTATATTTATAATAAAAAGGACTTCGCTTGCTGGTTAATGCTCTTTTAAGAACGACAGCACCATATCTTGTTATCCCTTCCAATCCATCATTATCATATATTTTTTTTAATGTTTCTGGATTCATCTGCATAAAATACAACATTAATTCTTGAACAGCATCATTTATTTCTTCCTTGTCTTGAGTTAGTCCGTAAGACATTTCTGTAAATTTGGCTGATAATTTTGATATTTCTAAATATATTTTATTCACGTGTTTCTTTTAAGTCTTCTATTTTAGTAACCGTTTCTTGTACCAACTCATTAAGCACAACCTTATAGCCACGTATTACAGCTCTATTTCTATTTGTTTCTAGTCCTGCAAAAAATGCATTAGTTGCTACAGATACATTTACAGGGATTATCATTAGCCAGTCGTACCAGTTATTTTCAGAACTACCATTACCATATCCATTATGGTATTCAAAAATAGTTTCTAATACATCAAGATACAAATTGTATTTAGTTTTAGAGCTAGAATCTTTTGCGAATTGCTTACAGATTAACAAATATGATTCTATGATAGTCTTATGTTCTTCGCTTGCATAAATCAATTTTGTCATCTGCCAAATTTATGAAAAATTTTAATCTATTCCTTTATCTTTTTTTAAGTTTTCAACAACGTGTTTGTAATAAGATATGTATTCAATGTATTCAGCTCTAGTAATTTTCCAAGTTGATTTTGATAAAATTAGTAGCTCTTCTGCTGTTCCTTCGCCATATTTGGCATCTAAATTTAAACTAAACTTGTATTGCTCACCGTATCTAAACACGTTACAGGCGGCACATTGGACTTGACAATTCTTTAAATCCCATCTAGTTGACAAATGTGTTCGGCTTTGAAAATGCCCACATTGTAATTTTTTATAATGCGCTACTTTTCCGCAGGTAAAACACTGACTTAATCCATTTTTTGAATCTCTAATCCTAATAAATAAGCTAAACCATTTGTCTAGTTCTTTTTTTAGCTTACTTATTGACTTCATACCCTAGCTTTTTTCGCCATTCATCTTGCGCAACACCTTTTCTAATGTAATATTTTTCACCTCTAAACTCTGGTCTTTCTTCTTGCAGCTTTGCTCTTGCCCTTTTTATACTAGGTGCTGGTGTTAATTTTCCTGCTGCATAAAGTCTTAGAAAATGCTTTGCACTATCATCATTTTCGGTAAAAAGAAATTTTTTGATTTCTTGGTCCCAGATATTTGCACAAAGTCTATTGTCGTCATCTCGTAAATGTGGATATTTTTTTAGCCAATATTCTACTTTGTCTTTTGTTTTCATTGTATTTGTTTTAATGGTGGTTGATAATAAGGTACATTCTTTTGCCCTAAAGTTTCTACTTGATATGTAGCATCATCAATTACTTTTTTATGAGCATATACCCATTTGTAAAATGTTCTAATGTTTAGAAATGGTTCATCCTTACCAAATCTAACGCCTAAATGAAAAGCGTCTGTTATTTGATTGAATGTCATTTTTCCAAACCTTTTTTCTTTTATTAAATCAGAAGCAAATATTTTAGATAAACTTGCTAATGTTTTAATATCAGTAGTATGTCCTATTTCTACACCTGTTTTGGCTATTAAATCCAAAACTTTTTCTGTTAGTTCTTTTAAATTTTCTTGTTTAAGTGTTTTCATTCGTAAAATTCTATTCCATTACCGCCTATCCATTTGTGTTCTGTGTCATCTACTTGTTTTTTTGTAGCACAACTTGACAAGACTAAAGTAACAATTATAATTAATATTTTTTTCATAATAGCTTTTTAGCTGCTTGCCAATTACTTAGCTGTTGGTCTAGTTTACTCATTGTATCTTTTTTTGTTTCTTTTCTTTCCCAAGTTCTTACGGCAGCTTTCCAATCTTTCATTTTATTTTTTCCTATCATCCAATCTTTTGATTCATAAAAATCATAAAAAGCATTAGCATCTATTTGATTTTCTCTACCTGTACAATACATATCAATATCTACAATAGAAGGTTTTTTAAAACGCACACTATTAGTATCTGTAAGATTATTATTTTTATTTGTATTATTACTCTTTATAGATTTTTGATATAGGGGGTTGTTGTTTTCTGATATACCCCCTTTCAAAATTTTGATATACCTATTGTCAATTTCTTTACTACCCTTTTTGAAGGTGTATTCAGTTTGTATATAACCATACCTAGATAATTCTTTAATATATCCTGATACCGAACCTTTACTAACATTATATAATTTAGAAAAATAACTATTTGTTGCAAAACATTTTCCATTCATATTACAAAGTGCAGTAATTTCTGCATACATTAATTTTACGTTAGGTCTAAGTCTATTATCATATCTAACTTCTGCTGATAATATTGCATAATAATTAGGTCTATTCATCATTTAATTTCTATAGTATATCTGTATCCTGTCAAAGCAAACTTAACATTTTCTATCTGCTCATAAAAATCTCTGTACGACACTTTTATATGCTTTTTAAATTTACCGCATCTTACTTCTATAACAACTTGAGGTTTTATACTTTCACAAACATTGTTTTTCCTTAGATGTTTTTCAAATTCCATTAAGCTAAAAAATTCTTTTTTTGTACTACATATTCCTTTGTAGGCGTTATATATCTTATTAAATGTATTTCTGTACTTTGCCCAAGTAACATAATGTCCTTCGTGTACTTTCTCATAATGATATATCAAAGACCTATCCCTTTTTAGAACCTTAGCTATTATTTTCTGGTGTGTATCATCTTCCATTCTAGCAATAACAGAAACGATAGAACGTGGTATTTGCAGTTCTTTTTTTCTGCTTTTATTTGCTAGAGAACCCTTGCGCAAACCTAACAAGTTAGTTGTTAAGTTGCACAAGTTTTTAAAGTTATCTTCTTCTGTCATAATTAAAATGGTAAATCGTTATCATCTGAAGTTACAAATTCTTCTTTTGTTCTTTCGCCTTCCCTTGCAAACCAATACCCATCTATATTATGGTAGTATTTTCCGTTATATTCTCTTGAATAAACATTACAAGAAATAATCACATTGTCACCAACACCTAATTTGTTCATCCTTTCTACTTTATCACCAAAACAACTAATAGCCACAATATTATTAAAATCGCTACCTGTATCTATAATTGCTGTTTGTTTTTGCCATTCTTTACCTTTACTGCTTACACCTTTTTCTAGGTCTAGTTTTTTGATTAGTTTTCCACTTACTTCCATTATTTTTTATTTTTTTTGTTAGACTTTGTTTTAATTTCTTGAAGATTATTTTCTTCAATTATGTATTCGTAACCGCTTTCAGTTGTAACAACACATTTTACAATATCATTTTTAGACCACTTTTTAACTAAATTAAGTTTGCCGCTTAATCCTTCTCTGTGTTTTTGTAAGTCATAATGGGTTGCATAAATGTTTTTTACTTTAAATTTTGCCATAGTTTTTATTTATTTAATTATTAAAAAAGTGAAAGGGAATTGATAATGCCGCAAAGTATAACCGCTGAGTTAATAGTTTGTGTTATATCTAACCCTTTCACCATTGTCTATTTTTTAAATTCTTCTGATTCATCTTCACCAAATACTCCTAACTCATAAAATCCTGTTAATTTTAGTACAGCTCTGCTCAATGCTCGTTTCTCTGCCATCTCTAATACATAATGAGTGTTTGTATTACCATCCTTAAAACTAGTGCCTTTAAGAGCCGAGCCAAACGTTTGTAACGTATTAGAGTTTTTTATTGCAGTTGCTTTTACTGCTGCAAAATTAGGTTCTACTTTTATTACATCATACTTTATATTTATATTTTCCTTAGCCTGTATCTTTTCTATACCGCTTCTAGTGATTATAAGATAATGCTGGTGCTTGAATACATCTTCTTGAGTTAATTCATATTTGATGTACTTTTCTTTTAGTTTTTCTTTGTTCATATTCTTTTTTTTTGTGTTAATAATTTCGTTAAAAATACCAATTTTATTTTAAAAATTCTGTATAATAAAGGATTTTGATTTGCCACCAAAATGCCAATAAGTTGTTGCATTCATTATTGATTCTTCATCTGGATAATCTTCTTTGTCATAGTTTTTCCAAAACTCCTCCATATCTTCATACTCTGTAAAATCACAACAAAATGCTATAGGGTCAAATT